TCAATGGGCAACAAGGTGGTGGTAAAAATTGGACAAAATAAAAAAAGATAAACTGATAAAGGCGGAATTACGGAAACTTAACAAGTTTTTCCAAAACATACCAGAAGATAAGCAGAAAATAATCAAGGGACTGAAAGAACAGGCTGCTTTTATGTATGCTACACTCATGGAATTACAGGAGATAATGAATACTGAAGGGCCTGTGGAGCTGTTTGAGCAAGGCAAGCAGAAGATGTTACGCGAGCATCCGGCCAGCAAAGTTTACAATTCGATGATAAGGAATTACTCAAACGTCATAAAGCAGCTTTTAGAGCTAATGCCAACAGAGGAAAAGAAAGCAGCGGAGGATGAATTGTTGGCTTTCATTAAAAAGGCGAAGTGATGATACATGAACTGGATACTCAAATACTGGGAGGAAATCAAAAATGGTAACATAATCGTATGTCAAAAGGTGTATAAGATTTACAAACGGCTTGTGGAGGAGATAAACAATCCTAAAGGCGATTGGGTGTTCGATGAAGAGAAAGCCAATCGCCCAATTGAGTTTATAGAGCGCTTTTGTAAGCAATCAAAAGGCGAATGGATAGGTCAGCCAATACAATTGCAATTATTTCAAAAAGCGTATATTTCAGCGCTATTTGGTTTTGTGCACAAAGAAACAGGATTCAGGCGTTTTAAAGAAACGCTTTTTTTAGTGGCCAGAAAGAACGGAAAAAGTACTCTGCTTTCAGGAATAGCGCTGTACATGCTCATGGCCGATGGTGAAGGCGGTGCTGAAGTATATTCGGTGGCAACAAAAAAAGATCAAGCAAGGATTGTATTTGCCGAAGCAGTCAATATGGTGAGACAGTCACCAGCATTGTCAAAGCATTTGAAAAAACGCAAAACGGATTTATACATGCCACTTACATTTTCGAAGTTTGAGCCTCTCGCATCGGACAGTAATAGCTTGGATGGCTTAAACAGCCATTGCGTTATCATTGATGAGTTGCACGCAATAAAAGACCGTAATCTGTATGAAGTAATGAAACAATCAATGTCGGCGAGACGTCAGCCTTTATTGGTGATGATAACCACAGCCGGAACGGTGCGGGAATGTATTTACGATGATATGTACGATTATGCTTGCAAAGTAGTGGATGGCATAATCGAGGATGATAGATTTTTGCCGGTGCTGTATGAGCTTGACAGCAGGGAGGAATGGACGGATTGGCGAATGTGGCAAAAATCTAATCCTGGTTTAGGAACTATTAAAAAGCTAGAAGATCTGGTGGAGAAGGTTGAGCGAGCTAAAGCTAATCCTAAAGACCTGCCAGGTGTATTAACTAAAGATTTCAATATTAGAGAAACAGTAGCAGATGCTTGGCTGCCATTTGAGGCGATAAATAACACAGAAACTTTTGATATGGAAGAATTAAAAGGGACATATGCGGTAGGCGGTGCCGACTTGTCCAGTACTACAGATTTAACCTGTGCCACATTATTGGTTATGAAACCAGACAGCGATAAAAAATATTGCATACAACAATATTTTTTGCCTGAAGAAATATTAGAACAACGAGTTAGGGAAGATAAAATACCATATGATAAATGGCGGGATAGGGGACTACTTACATTAACGCCTGGGAACAAAGTAGATTATCACATGGTGACGGAATGGTTTTTAAAAATGCTTCGCGAATACGACATTCATCCCTTATGGATTGGATATGATCCTTGGAATGCACAGTATTGGATAAAAGAGATGGAGGAATACGGTTTTAGGATGGTGGAAGTGCGCCAAGGCTATAAGACCTTATCTCAACCGATGAAAGAGCTAGAGGCCGATTTGAGGGCAAAAAAAATTAATTATGGAAACAATCCCGTGTTGAAGTGGAATTTGACGAATGTAAGGGTAAAAGTTGATGAGAATGGCAACATTCGTCCTATAAAAGGCAATAATAACAGAGCGAGAATTGATGGCGCTGTTTCTTTATTGATTGCATATACAATTTTATTCAATAACTTGCAAGACTACCTCAACATTATCTAGTTTAAGGGCGGGAGGTGAAAAAGTGGGGCTATTTGAAAAGATATTCAAACGACCTACTACCAAACAAATAGAAGGATATTTCAAAATGCTAAATGGATATACGCCAGTATTTACGACATATGAAGGCGGAGTATATGAGATGGAGCTAACAAGGGCAGCGATACATGCTATAGCAACGCAATTTTCAAAACTCAAACCTGAAATACAAGGTAATGCATACAAAGAGTTATCTAAAAGACTTCAATTTAGACCTAATCCTTTCATGGACACATCAAAATTCCTTTACAGACTTGCAACGATATTGCACGTACAAAATACCGCTTTTATAGTACCGATTACAGACGATTCTGGTGAAGTGATAACAGGGTATTATCCAATTTTGCCTTCTAGGTGTGAAGTAGTAGAGTACAAAGGTCAGCCTTGGTTACGCTATACGTTTAGTACAGGGCAAAAGGCAGCAATAGAATTTGAAAAAGTAGGAATCATGACACTATTTCAATACAAAAATGACTTTTTTGGTGAAAACAATAACGCCCTAAATCCTACTATGCAATTAATGCATACACAGAATCAAGGAATCATTGAAGGCGTAAAGCAATCAGCTAATATAAGATTCATGGCTAAATTAGCTAATATTTTTAAATCAGACGATATTGAGGCAGAAAGAAAAAGATTTGTTGAAACAAACTTAAGGGCTGACAACAATGGCGGCGTATTGATATTTGATAACAAATACGCTGATGTAAAACAAATAGTTAGTAAACCTTTTATAATTGACGCTGCACAAGTAGAACACATAAAAAACAATGTGTTTAATTACTTTGGTGTAAATGAAAAGATCTTACAAAATAACTTCAATGAGGATGAATGGAACGCATTTTATGAGGGCAAAATCGAACCTTTAGCAATTCAATTAAGTTTAGTTATGACAAATATGACCTTTACAGACAGAGAGATAGCCTTTGGAAATCAAATAATCTTTACCGCTAACAGGCTTCAATATGCGAGCAATCAATCAAAACTTAATATAGTTACTCAATTATTTGATAGAGGACTAATAACACGTAATGAAGGTAGAGAAGTGTTTAATATGTCTCCTTTGGACGATGGAGATAAGTATTATATCCGCAAAGAATATGCTGAAGTTAGCAAACTCAACGAAGCACAAGACTTAGGAGGTGAAGAAGATGCCTTACAAACCAGCACAGAGGGAATACAGAGCGATAGTCCTTCCACTACAGACACAGGAGACGAATAANAGAATTGATACAGATTACTATGTAGAAGGATACGCAACAACGTTTGATGAACCGTACTTACTTTATGAAATTGATGGGATTAAATATTATGAAAAAATCGATAGAAATGCTTTAGAAGGTGCTGATATAAGTGATGTAATAATGCAATATGACCATCAAGGAAAAGTCCTTGCAAGACTTTCAAATAGTACTTTAGGTTTGGAAGTTGATGACAAAGGACTTTTTATTTATGCTGATTTATCTAAATCACAAGAAGCTAGGGAATTATATGAAGAAATCAAAAACGGTCTAGTTACAAAGATGAGTTGGGCTTTTACTGTTGCAGATGAAGAATACGACAAAGAAACTAGGACAAGAATCATCAAAAGAATTAAAAAAGTCTATGATGTGTCAGCTGTTAGTATACCTGCTAACGATGGCACAATAATAAGCGCTAGGTCCTTCATAAACGGATTGATTGAGAAGGAACAGCAGGAGTTGCTGGAGCGCAGAAAAAGAAAAATAAAACTACTTATCGATATGGGGGTATGAGTATGAACAGACTGCAAGAAATTGAAAAAAGATTAGCTGAAATAAAAGTAGAACTTGAAAACGACAACGCTGATATAGACGCATTAGAAAAAGAGGTCAAGGAATTGACAGAAGAAAGAAAAGCAATTCAAGAAAAGATAGAAAGGAGAAAAGAAATTATGGCAAATATAGTTAGTGGCGAAGGTACAATAATAACTGACTTTATACCAAATAAGGAAGAAAGAAAATTTGAGAATATGACAAAAGAAGAAATACTTGAAACACCAGAATATAGAAGTGCTTTTCTAAAGAAATTGTTAGGAAAACCATTAACAGAGGCAGAAGAAAGAGCTTATACAAGTGCTGACAATAGCGCAGGTGCAGTTATTCCTACTCTAACAGCTAGCGAGCTATTCGATAAAATGGTTGCAATAGCACCAATGATAGACGAAATTACATTGCTTAGAGTTGCAGGCAATGTAAAATTTGCAATAGAAAATGTAAGGGATGCAGCAAAAAAGCATACTGAAAATGCTGCAGTAACACCAGCTGGTGATAGTTTAGCTTATGTAACTTTAGCTGGATATGAATACATCAAAGTAATTAGAATAAGCAAAACTGTTCAAACAATGTCTATTAACGCTTTTGAAAATTGGTTAACTGATATGTTAGCAGAAGATATAGCTGTAGCCATAGAAAACGATATAATCAATGGTGATGGAGTATCTGGACCTAAAGGGGTTGAATATGCAGCAACTTGGGTAGCTGGTGAAAATCTAATTGAATATGCTAATGGTGGATCTCCAAGTTATGATAATGTAATGGATATGATAGCAGCATTACCATTAAGATACCACTCTGGCGCTAAATTCTTATGTAATAGCAAATTCCTATATGGTAAATTAGCAAAGATAAAAGATGACCAAAAACAGCCAATTTTAGTAAAGGACATGGCAAATGGGTTACAATTTAGAATTATGGGATTCCCAGTATTGCTATCCGATAAAGTAGCAGATGGCGTAATGTACTTTGGAAACTTTAAGAAAATAGTTGGAAACTTAGCGCAAGACGTAACTGTAGAATCTAGTACACAATCAGGATTCTTGAACAATTCAATAGACTTTAGAGGTACTGCAATATTTGATTGTGATATTGCTTTGCCAGATGCCTTTATTAAGATGGCAGAGGCAGGAGCATAAAATAAGGGAGGGCTTTTTAGCTCTCCTTTATTTTATAAAGGTGGGATAAACAATGCTAGAACTAGTTAAAGACGCATTGAGAGTCAGCGGAAATGATTTAGATACAGAAATACAACATCTAATTGACGCTGCAAAAGCCGACCTAAAATCTGCTGGAGTTAGTGAGGACAAAATAAATGATGATGACCCGCTTATCAGACAGGCGATAATCGTTTATTGCAAAGCTTATTTTGGGTATGATGACATGGGCGAAAGATTCGCAGAGGTATACGAAAATTTCAAAAAACATCTAGTGGTGTCACTTGAATATACAGGCGGTGCTGAATTATGAGAGACTATAGGTATAAAATAGATTTTCTCCGCCGCGTAAAAGGTCGGGATGAATACGGGGAACCTATCGACACATGGGAACCGGTCGAGGGCAAAACGGG